CTTAACAACAGCCTCATCCCATTTGTTCTTAATCCAACCAGTGACGCTAAAATCGTCATCAGTGATTTCAAATCCAAACTTACTTGCAATCCATTTAAAAGCATCGTTACCATATTGTTTTATTATGGTGACAGGGTTTAGTGTAAAGTTTTCGGGTACTTCAAATCCAAACTTACTTGCAATCCATTTAATACCAGCAGTTGCAGGTGCCGTAACGATTTGACCAATGATCTCTAATACACTCATTCCCTTTTTATAGCCAAGGGCTGATAGTGCATCATCCAGAATAGATTTCATCATACCACCAAATCCACCACCTTCTCCTTCATCACTGAATATAGCAAACTTAGACTTCACCCAATCCACGACATTTAGAATTGCAGTGAAAGGTGATTTAACCATTTTAGTTATCATCTCTGTAAACGAGAAGTCCTTAGCGGCTTGTAGTATCTTTCCACTTGTTGTTGATGTATCGTAGTTACCATCTGCATCAACTTCTGCACCAGTAATCTTTCTTATGATCCAAAGGAATGCGCTTTTGATTAAGTCGAATGGTGCACCAATGAATGATCCAACCATTCCAGCGATACCATCACCAAATTTACCAAATGTGGTTGCTTCATCAGATGCCATGTATGCTTTCATACCATCAAATGCAGATATTAGAATACCAATAGGCCATAAGAGCTTGCCCATGAGTTTGACAAATGCCCCACCTTTACCTAGGAAATTCTTACCAAAGTTTACAACCTTAGCTCCTGCTCCACTAAACCAAGCACCAATAGCACTAGACATTTTGGTTATGGGTCTAAATATACTGTTTATTCTAACACCAAGCCTAGCCATAATACTTTTAGGTTTGATCTTTCCATCATCTCCCTGTACGGATATAGGTTTACCATCAACACCAAGACCAAAGATCTTAAAATACTTCTGTTGTAGATTAGAGAACCATGTATTCATCCTATTATTTAATTGGGTAGTTAATGGTGTTGCAAGACTTCTTTTACCGTCAACAGCTTTTCCTAACTTAGGATCTAGACCTAGCTTATTGAAGAACTTGGCTCTTAGGTTAATGAACTTTTGATCTAATGCCTTACTGAAGCCACCAAACTTATCCAATGATTTAATTGCTTTTAGTTCCCATCCACGGAACCCTGCCAGTGCCGCACCTAATGCAGTAAATCCAGCGATGAATGCACCTAAAGGTCCTACAAGTCTACCCAATGCCAAGAAACCCAGACTAGTATTATCTTTACCAGTATCTTTTCTTCTTGCACGTTCTACAGACTCAGGTTTAGCTTTTTTACGTTCTCTCTTCTCTTCTAGAGCATCAAGACGTGCACGTTCTTGAGCTTTGAACCATGCTTCAAAGTTCTTAGCCATTCGCTCGTCACGTGCTTGACCTTTCTGTAGGGTTTTAACTACATCATTGAGAGTGGTATCAGCCATTTCTTTGTCTCTTTCGTTCTTCTTCTTGTTCTTTTATGTGTTCAGCAAGCATAGTAATGTACACTTCCTTCTCCCATGGTATTAATCCGTCTATCTCATTCAAACTATAATTGTGATGTTGCATCAGTGCAAAGTTGTTCTTATAGTAATTAAGTATACTATTATGAGATAGACATACTAGAAAAAATCTTGCATACCTTCCAGTGTATACTCGTTATGTTTACCACACTCAATACAATCAAAATCAATGTCATGCTTCAGTGTAGGCATTCCTTCAATAAAGTCTTTAATGGATGAGAAGTTATCAGAAGTCATGGACATCACGAATTCATCCTTTTCCTTTGCACTTTCCTCAGAGAACTTAATCCTATCATCATCAGTACATACGTAAGAGATACAATGCTTGATCATAGAGAATGTTGCTTCTGCTCCACCCTCAATAACAGTAGCATCTGATGCAATAGTTTTATAACGAGGCCACTGCAATTCAAGTGTAACTCCACTGCCAATGTCAACAGTTCCCTTTTGAGATGTCATATCACCCTTAACACCCACATCATCCATTGGAATAACCACAGGGTTTTTAGCCTTACAGTGCGTACATTCTAATTCGATCTTAGCAGTCTCACCGACTGATTTAGCTCTTAACTTAGTGAATAGGTATTCGATGTCAAACGTTGTTAGCGCATTGGTATCGATTTCTCCTAGTACACATGCTTCTAGAGTGTCAACTATAGCTGACAGAATCTGCGACTGATCTTGACTCTCCATGGCAATTAGAAGAACCTTTTCTTCCTTAACCAAGAATGGTCTAATTCTGATAACAACACCACTGGATGGGATAGTCAATTCATATTTGGGTTGGTCGTTTAGTTTAGGTAAAGCCATAATAACTCCATTGTTTAGGTAGATACCCAATCATCATAAGAAAATTGGACATTAATTTCAAGCAAACCATTTTGCTCATTGTTTAGTTGTAAAGCATTCATAGTAGTTGGGAATGCGTTTATCAATTTACACTTGTACACTTCAACAGCAGGTGTTATGGCACCCTTTCTTGTCTTAGTTATATCAAGATCAAATCTTAAATTGTCATTGATGTCAAAACCAATGTTAGTCTTTTTGGAAATATCTGCGGTCTCCGCACCTTTCCTGTATTGTATAATTTCAATATCATGAGTATAAGTGTTCTTATATCTTAGCTCTTTTCTTTCAAAATCGATTATCTGATTGTGCCAGTTTTCAAAGTATCTCTTTGCACTATAATCGTTCATAAGATGAAACGTCATATTCACGTCTTCGTATGCATATGAGTAAGCAACCTTACGGTTTGCCATACCGATAACACGTTCTTGTGTTAGGATCTGTCTGCCTGGTAGGTTTACATCTTTACACATCAAGTTTAGATCACGAATATCTTCAGCATTGCTTCTTCGGTCTGTAACTCTTGATATGGTATTAGGTGCAGGAAGGATTACTCTAAACTGGTTTGCTAGTGCAAATCCACCTTTTTTAGAGATCATTGCCTTCATTTCATCTACTTGAAACATTAGATCATTTTCCTTGACTGTCTATACACTTGAGATTGTGATGCTTTCTTCCACTGTGCCATTGGTAAGAATGTAGCAATCTCCCACTCTGCGGCTGGTACTTTAGCCAAACGAGTTTTGACGTGTGCTGTCAAATAATGCTTGAGTGTAGGTTTGAATGCTTTATATTTAGCAGATCCTTTAATCAAATCATAAGATAACATTAGTTTAGTTCTGTTGTTGTACTTATCATTGTTTGCTAGATCTAACAAAGCACTTAATAGTTTGGCACGTAATAGTGGGGGTAGGTAATGAAGGTTTAAACCCATAAAACCACCTGGAGCATCACCAAGAACAAATATCAGAGGGAATTGGTCATAGTAAGGTAAGGTGTCTTTATGCTTAGGGTCGTAGAAGAACATATACATGTTACCCACAACACTATCTCTGGTCAACCTAACCTGTTCGGCTTGCATTAAGCCTTCTCTATTAACGTTACGCATTTGTGAAGCACGTCTACGAAACCATGCACGGCTTTCTTCAGTCCGTGGAGTAATACCTGCACGGAATGCTTCTATCTCTAACTTGTCGAATAAGTTCTTGCTCATGATGTTATTTATACTACTTTTTAGTCTTCTTCTTGACCTTTAGAGGTTTTAATGGTTTAAAGGCAACCTTAGCAGACTTCAATGGTTTAGTTCTCTTAGGCATAAGACCCATCTTCTCTAATGTGTGCTCAGTCCAGATCTGAAAACCCCAATCCCTATCCTTGGCATACTTCTTAGCAGTATCCCATTTGTTTTGGTTTTTAATGTATGTTAAGCTCTCGTTAATATAACGTTTAGTCTTTTTGCCCTTATATTCTGGTGGTCTCGTCTCTTTGTCAGGCTTTATCTCAATAAGATCTACAGATCCATCTTTCCAAGTGATCTTAAGATCCATAAAATACCTATGCATACGTTTATCAACTTCATATAGGTATGGAATAACTACTTCTTCACTTGACCAAGACTTCACCAAAGGGCTATCATCACACCATTTAAAGCATCTCAACTCCCAACCAGACCTATAGACTATCTGTGTCCAATCACCTTTATACTTAGATTTGTTTTTAGGTTTGAATTTTCCACTATGCGCCATGTTTTGCCTTATAAATAATAACGATACACTTCTATTTATTAAGGTTTTACAATGGAACTTAAGAACACATATGCGTTTCCAATCGACAACGATGGGATAAATGATGGAGAATATCCAGGTATTATCTCGTTTAGACCAAGAATTATTGCCCCTTTGGATATATCTTCATTCATTAGTGCGGCAAATGCTGAGATTAGTAGGCAAGAATCGGCAGTAAGAAATGCCGCAAATCAAGCGGTAAGTGGTGAAAGACTAAATCCCGGTCAGAGAGAAAATCAATTTCCGCCTATTCAATCTGGTGTTGTTACTACAGCAATCAAAAGAACTGATCGTGGTAAACCCGGCGACTGGCAAATTCAGTTAAGACTTCCAGCTGGTCAAAACTTCAATGATACTATTAGCTATCAAAACGCAGACCTTGGTGTTATTGGTGGTGGTGCAGAGAAGGCAGTTAGTACGGCTGGAAACTTAGTTGCTTTGGGTGCGGCGGCAGTAGGGAACGCAGGTCAAGGATTTATCGATGGTCTTTTAGGTGGAATAGGAAGTGAGAGTGGATCTTTAGCGGCTTTAAGAGTTGCTTCGAAAGTAAATAGTCAGGCGGCGGCTGGTATATCATCTGCGTCACGTGTTGCATTAAATCCTAATAGTCGTACACTATTTCAAAGTGTGGCGGCTCGTTCACACTCATTTACATTCAAGTTGGTGCCTAATAGTGCGGCAGAAGTAGAACGTATCAAAGAAATAATTAAGAAGTTCAGAGTAGCAATGTATCCAGATGAAATTGGTGTTGGTGAAATTGCTGTTGGTTATAAGTTCCCAGATCCTTTTGACATTACCATGACATACAAAGGTGAGACTGTGTTTACTAAGATATTAACATCGTTTCTAACAAATTGTCAGGTTACTTATAATAGTGCTGGACAGGGCTTCTATGAAGATGGTGGGTTTACTGATGCTCAGATTACTCTATCATTTACAGAGTTGCGTCCACTTAATAAACAAGACATTGTGCAAGAGGGTAGATAAATGTATTTTAAGAACTTCCAAAAGACTTTATACAACTTTGGCACAAATGAGGCAAGTGTTGTAATCCAAGACTTTACTAGACATGCAGTCTTAACACAAGAAGCACGTGATGATGTAACAATATACGAAACTTATACAATCCTACAAGATGAGAGACCAGATACTTTATCATATAAACTCTATGGTACATCAGAGTATTACTGGACATTCTTCCTAGTTAACAATAAGATCACTGAAAGTGGTTGGCCTTTGGGTAGAAATGCTTTATTTAACTTGGCTAAGAAGAACTATCCTCATAGAGCAATACGAACAACTACAGACATTGGAGAAACTAACTTCAAAAAGGGTGTTGTTGCTACTGGATCTCAGTCTGGTTCTACAGGTGTCATAAAAGAAGTTCTATTAGACACAGGAACTGTTATCATAGATACACCAGACAACTTTAATGTGGGAGAGAATGTCAACGTAGGATCTGGTGGTGATGTTCAAACATGTATTGTAACTGCCGATAGTACACAATATGATGCAGTACACCACTACGAAAATTCTGACAAAGAGTATGTAGATATAGATCCTCACAATCCAAATATAACTGGTCTTGTTGCTAAAACAAATATAGAAAGACTGATTGACTTTAATGATGACTTATCGAATATCAAAATTATCAATCCTAAGATGGTTCAAAGAGTTGCCACACAGTTTATATCAGAACTAAAAGGTAGTTAATTATGTCCGATACAACGGCAAGCCATTATACCTATAAGAAGGCAACAATCATAAATGAGAAGAGTTCTCAAGAGATTGATGTGTCAAAAGTTATTGGTGAATTAATTCTTGTTGAGAACATTAGAAGTCTTGGCGTATCTGGAAATATCCTTATAGTCGATAATGCTAATTTGTTTTCACAATCAAACTTTAGTGGTACGGAGATACTTGAGTTAGAGATATACAATCACGTACAGGATAAGACTATTAAGAAACGTTTTGTCATGTATAAAACAGATTCTATTACAGTTGTGAATGATACAACTATGACATATGTATTCTCACTAATGTCTGAGCATGTGTTTAAAAATCACCTCAAAGTTATTAGTAAATCGTTTGACGGAACGCCATTACAAATCGTAAAAAGGATATTAGACGGTGAGATGGGTGTTAGATTAAACACCACAGAACTAAACACTCAAGAACCTATTCAACAATCTATGAGTATTGTTACTCCTTACATAACACCAATATCAGCAATCACTTGGGTTATGAATAGCTTAACAACACAAGAAGGTTTTCCATACTTTCTATACGGATCTGTAAAATCAGATGATATCTTTATAACTAATCTAGGAGACATGTTGGGTGCAGAACCTCTATTCAACACACCCTTTGTTAAATCTAATGGTATAGCAAGTAATAATAATCCAGCAGTGTCAGTATTCACAATAGAAGATATTAGTTATGATAACAATAATTCTACTTTGTATAATGTTATCAATGGTTCTGTTGGAGCAAAGTATGAAGTATTAGATACCTTATATGGAAATAGATCTGAAAATCCTCAGTTTAGGCTCAGTGAAGCTCTTCCAAATACCAAGTTGATAGACACAGAGTTTTCCATTGATGATAAACGAATAGTCGATTATGAATCTAACTTCATATTTAATGTTGTTGCTCCTTCTCAAATTGGAGAAAATGGTTATGGATATGATGAAGATGTAAATAAACTAAAGTCTAATATCAAACGTAAGAGCGTTTTAAAAGCTTTGAATAATAACACGGCGACTATGCAAGTTACTGGAACATTGTTTATGGAATTAGATAAGCCTACAGTAGGTGGTAAGATCAAGATTGAAGTCACTTCCATGGTGGGTGATGAAACAGTTCTTGATGAACAAAAGTCTGGAGAGTTTATTATTTCATCTATTAGGCATTCTTTCTTTGATGAGAAGCATAGAGTAACTTTAGGAGTTTCTAAATTATGAGTTTTAAACCTATACAAACAAACTTTTACGGTGATATTCATAGATGGTTTATCGGCATAGTTGTCGATATTCAAGATCCTCTTAGAGTTGGTAGAGTTCGAGTACGCATCTTTGGTGTACATAATGAGGATGTAAATGAAGTCCCAGAACATACGTTACCATGGGCGCAAGTTCTGGTACCAACAACCGAAGAAGGTGTATCTGGTTTGGGTAGATCTGTAGGACTTAAAGTTGGTGCGCAAGTCTTTGGTATGTTTATGGATGGTGAGCAATCTCAAATTCCTATGGTAATGGGATCTATGCCTAGAATAGAACAAGGAGTAGTGGAGAATGCACAAGAGCCAGATCCAGTTGTTAGATCCGCCCCACACCCATCTGGTGGTATTCCAAGAAATACGGTAAGTACTAATACTGTTGTAGGATCTAATAATTCAGAAAAGGCATTTAACTTCTTTATTGCTAATGGGTTCACTCCTATTCAGTCTGCGGCTATCATTGGAAATCTTATTCAAGAATCTAATATGGATCCGGGTGTTACGTCTTCCTTTACTGGCGAGAGTTCGTTTGGTATTGCTCAATGGAATCCAGATGCTGGTAGGTTACAGCAACTAGAAACTTATGCTTTAGATCGTGGACTAGATATAGGAACAATAGAAACACAGTTAGCATTTTTATTATATGATTTCTCTACATTATCTCCTAGGTTTTGGGGATATAACCAATTTAAACAGATGACAAATCTTAAAACGGCTACAGAGTTCTTCTGTGACAAGTATGAAAGACCAGCGGCGGCATTCGCACACAAAGATCAAAGAGTAGAACACGCTAGACAAGTTTTGGAGACATATAATAATGGCAATTAATATTAACATTCTAAACAGTCAATTAAATGCTATTGTAAAGAATAGTAATTTGGATAAAATACTCGAAACTAAAACTCAAGTTGTGGGGGTGGCTTCCTGTCAATTGGAAACATCTTTAAATGTGGTGGGTACAATAAAGGGTGGTATTCTTCCATTGTCTGGTGGTGATAATCTACTTGAGGCTGTTAAGGCAGTAGACTCAGTCGTAGAGATTACTGGACAGGTACCTGGTCTATCTAATGAGTTAATTGGTGATCTATCTTCAGCTACAAGCAATATAAACAGTGCTATTGGAGAAACTATTGACAATGGTGAACTTGAACTTGTTATTAGTTCTGGCGCACCAGAAGCAGTGTCAAGAGCACTAACAAAGGTTACAGGCAAGACAGCAGATGATTTAACTAATGTCCTAAGTACTGTTGCTACTACAGCAGGTGCACAAGAAGTTACAAAGATAAGTGCTACAATCTCTTCTGGTATTGGAACATCTACAGGTATCAGTGCGGCAACAAAAGCATTCAATGCAAACTTTTCTAATTTACTTGGTGATGCCGCTGGTGGTGTTCTTACTAAGCTTATTAGAATAACTGATAAGACATTTGATTTTGTTGTGGATGAACTCATTCTAGGTACTACAATAGAAAAAGATACAGTTGCATCACTTGTTGAGTTGGGTAAAACTAATGAAGTAATTGCTTTGATATCAAATGAATCAGATCTTCCATATGAAGAAATTGAAGAAAAGGTAAACAAATTAAACCTCTCTCCATCAAAGAACATTGTAACCAACAGTGATAAAGCGATAGGAACAAACTCATCAGTTCCATATGAAATTGGTTCTAATAACAATACTTGGAGTGGTGTTGATACAGCTAACACTGCAACTCAATTTTCTTATGTAGATTCGCCCGAAGAGTTGATAGCAGAGTTTAGAAATACAGACAGAGAAATCACAGAGTTTGTTGCACACTGGACAGGAACATACACTAACCAAGACGTTGGTGCGGATGATGTACATCAGTGGCATTTGGATAGAGGCTGGAGTGGGTGTGGATATCATTATGTAATACGCAGAGATGGTAGATTGCAAAGAGGAAGACCACTTGAAAGACAAGGTGCACACTCTGCCGCATATGGACATAATAAAAGATCTATTGGGATATCTATGGCTGGTGGATATAACTGCCCATCTGGTACAGCAAATCCAAGTAAGTTCATAAGTGCTGATAGCTTAACACCTAAACAGATGACCACCTTTGCTATGTTTGTTAGATCATTCTATGAGGTGTGGCCTTCTGGTCAGGCATTGGGTCATAATGATACAACTGATGTTGGTAAGGTAGATCCTGGATTTGATGTAGGGGAATATGTGAAAGCAAACTTTAATAAGACTAACCTAATAACTGATGCTAAATCGTCAGGACCTCTGACAACAGCACAAATTAATGCAGGAATACCAGTATGACAACGGAAAGAGATGATCTAAAGGATAGAGAAGAAAGATTTGGAACTGGTTATGCCAACTCTCAGGGAACAGCAACCAATGCGTTTGCAGATCCTAGTAAACAGTTTCCTAGTAAACATTATGAAAACCAACCCAATACAAATGAGTCACTTCGTTCTGGTAGATCACACACACTACCACTAGGAGCAGACGTTGATCTTCCACCTATAGCATCAACACAGTATCCATATGCTGATGTTAAAGAAACTGTCAGTGGTCATGTTATTGAATTCAATGATACGCCCGGTGGTGAACGTATTCTTATAAAACACAACACAGGATCTGGCATTGAGTTGCGTCCTGATGGCACTGTGGTTGTTTTGGCAACGACTAATAAGGTTGAAGTCACCCATGGTGATCAAACGGTGATAGTAGAAGGCAACGGTCAACTCACATATGAGGGAGATCTGACTATTAATGTTAAGGGAGACTTTAAAGTTAATTGCGACAGCTATGAAGTTAATGCTAAAAACGACAAAGTAGAGAACATTAACGGCAACTCTAGAACTAAGGTATTTGGTAACGAAGGTAAGACTGTGTCGGGCAACTCGTCTAATACAGTAGTTGGTACGACAGTAAACACACACCTTGGCAACGTCACTACAGCTATCAAAGGAACTAACAAACAAGCCACTGAAGGTTCTCATATCATTGCGGCTTCAGACAAATTAGAACTAACTGCCGAGACTAGAATAATTCAATCCTCTCCTAAGATTAATACTCAATCTGATGAGATGTTCATTTGGTCTGATACTGGTACCATTGGTGGTGTTGAGATGAGAATTCACGGACAAGGTGCACACTTCAGCGAAGGTGTCACAGCACCCACATTCCACGGAGATCTACAGGGTACGGCAGTACAGGCTATAACGGCTGATGTCACAAACTCTCAAAACTATTCAGATCCAGACACAGATCCAGGATCTGCAGGTAACACAGGATCTGCACAAGGTTATACCGCAGAAAATGTAGCACAACCAGCGGTCTTTACTGCACCTTCTGGTGTTGTCACAGATGTTCTTAATAAATCTGCTTTGGGTGTTAAGAAGGTAAAAGTGGATGTTGATGACTTCTTGAAGAATAGTCTAAGACTACGTCCTCTTGCGGTGACTGACGTTAGATCTAAACTAAGAGATCCTTCATATCTAAATGATGCAGAGTTTACTGCAACTCAAATTGGTAACGGAAATCTAAACCCAGCATTTGCTCAACAATCTCCACCCAATGGATATGGTAGAATTAGAAATGCTCAGGGTGGAACTCATCGTGGAACTGAGACTATAGGAAACACTTCTCCCGAAAGAAGTACTAAAACATTTACCATACCTAAAAGGAAACAAAGGTTTACTCTTTCTGATTCGGCATATGGCGAAATGGATGCCAGAACTATTATCGGTACAGGAACTAGAGTAACAGACAGAGTGGGCTTTGCAAGATTTGTTGGTGCAGAAGATGGTGGTGCATTTAAGAATCTAAGTCTAGCAGATAAAAAACAAATTGGCAAAAACTACATTGCACAAGTAAATTTAACTAAAATTGCTATGGGAACGAATGGTCAATTTGCTTCGCATAGACTTAAAGTTGTTGAAGGTTTCTATGCCAAAGAACTATATGGTAAAGGAACACCCCAAGGTCTCCAAGCAGAAACACTTACGCCTAACGGTCTTCTAGATCTTAGGAACAAAGGAAGGGCAGTAGTCTACGAACTATACGGACCTGATGGTAAAATGGATACTGATGCTACATTTGATCTTGCTATTGAGTTGTCAGATATGGGTATGTTTGATAAACTTGTTTTGGATTATGACAACTTTGCGGCTGATGGATCAATGAACGTGCAGATTATTGTCGAAATGCCTAATATCACTGGCGAGACTGTAACATTCAAAAGTCAAGTTGAAACGAAATACAATAACATCACACATGCTACAGATAGTCTTGTAGAATTAAAAGCAGAACCTCAGTAAAACTCTTATAAATAAAAGCATAAGTTTAAGGACAGACTATGGCACGTGTATTATCGATAGAAGACAAAGATCCAAATGTGAAAAGTGTAATCACTTCTCGCAATAAGGTGTATTCAGATATCGACTTAACTTTCACAAAACGCCCATCTGGGGATATCTACAAGAAGAGTGATTCTGCGGCTGTTAGACAAAGTGTAAAGAACATCATTGCCACAGGAAGACTAGAGAAACCTTTTGAGGAAGATTTTGGTGCAGACATAACGTCTATGTTCTTTGAACTTGCTGATGACAATTCGTCACAAAATGTAAGGGAAAGTATTGATAATGCTCTTTACATATATGAACCACGTGCTGAAGTACTTAACATTGATGTTAATCTACAGCCAGATAGAAATTCGCTCTCTGTTACACTAACCTTTAAGGTTGTTAGTACAGAAGAAGTAATCACACTTAATACATTCGTTTCGAGGTTAAGATAATATGGCTACCACAATAAAATCAACAGATCTTGACTTCAGTACGATCAAGAACAACTTAAAGATATCCTTAGCAGAAAAGTCTGAATTCTCAGATTATAACTTTGAGGGATCTGGCCTTTCTAATATTCTAGATGTTCTTGCAACCAACACACACTATAATGCACTTATTGCAAACTTTGCTTTAAATGAATCTTATTTGTCTACTGCACAACTTCGTAGTTCTTTAGTGTCTCTTGCCGAGGGTATTGGTTATATTCCTAAGTCAAAGACAGCATCTAAAGCTACACTAACTCTTTCTACAAATACTGGTGACCTATCAGGAAGACCTTCAACATTGTCTCTACCAACAGGAACTAAGTTTACATCTACTGTTGATGACGTGACATACACATTTCAGACCAGACAAACTGTAACTGCGACAGATAATGGATATGGTTATTATGCATATAAGACACCCACAGGATCTCTAAACATCGATGTATTAGAAGGTATTGCAAAAACTAAGACATTCTTTGTTGGTGCAGATAGTGTAGACGATGTGTACATTATTCCAGACACAAACATTGATATGGAGACTGCGGTTGTAAGTGTATATCAATCAGCTAATGATGTGTCATCCACCAACTATATCAATATATCTAAAGCATCTACAATCAATGAGAATACTAAACTGTATATCATGAAAGAAGCTCCTAATGGCTTCTATGAAATTACGTTTGGTGATGGTGTGACTTTAGGTAAAGCACCTGTTGCAGGTAATAAGATCGTGATAGAATATTTACAGGTTAACGGATCTTTGGCTAACGGAGCTACTACATTTACTGCTAACAATAGAATACAGGTAGGTGCATCAAACTATGATGTGACACCAGTAACGACTATCAACTCTCTTGGTGGTGCTGAAGCAGAGACTATGGCTTCTATTCGTAAGAATGCTCCATTCCAGTATGCTACACAGAACCGTATGGTTACGGCAGTCGATTACTCTACTCTTGTGTTGAGTAACTTTGGCACACTCATTAGAGATATCCAAGCCTTTGGTGGTGAGGATGCATTGAAGCCAGAGTTTGGTGTAGTATTTTTATCAATTGTATTTAATTCTGATGTGACAACGGATACCGTAACAACAACAAAAGACTCTATACGTGATTTGGCTAAACAGTTAGCAGTTGTTGGTTTTGACATAAAGTTTGAAGATCCAGTTACCACATTCGTTGAAACGGAAATCTTCTTCCAGTTTAACCCTAAACTTGGATCTTTATCATTAACAACCGTACAGGATAACGTACAGACAGAGATAAACAAATACTTTACAGAAAACATAGGTAAGTTCAACCAATCCTTCCGTAGATCTAATTTGCTAAATGATGTGGATGAAGTGGATACGGCTGTCCTATCATCACGTGCTAATATTAAATTACAACGTAGATTTACTCCGACAACAAATACATTACAGGATCACACATTGAGATATCCTGTTGGTCTTGCAGAACCAGATGATGTCAATTTCGTTATCAAAACAACTCCATTCCAATTTGGAGAGAAGACATGCATTATCAAAAATAAGTTAAAGTCTAATAAGCTACAAGTTATCTCTTCAGATGATGACAGTGTAGTAGTAGATAATATCGGATCTTACAACTCTGCTACTGGAGTTATCAACATCGTTGGTTTAAATGTTGCATCTGTTATTGGTGCAGACGCATTTATCAAAGTAAGTGCTATCCCAGCTAATCAATCAGCTATTAGTCCACTAAGAAATGATATTTTAGAATATGACCAAGGTCCATCATTTGCTACAGGAGTTGTGGTTACAACCACGTAATAATAAAGCATGGCAAAAGATAAAACATTAAAAGATAATAACAGAAGAGCACTATCTCTACAGGACTACAATTCTGTTTCTGAAGTTCTTCCTTCATACTTTGCAGAAGAATATCCAAAGTTAATATCATTCCTTGATGCTTATTATGAGTTTGAGGATAGTGATGTTTCGCCTTCTAAGATTATAAGTGATTTGTTCTTAAACCGAGACATCACTGCTACAGAATTATCTAACTTATCGTTCATAGAAGATGAGCTATTGTTAGGGCAACAATACTTTGAAGGCTTCCAAAACAAACGTGCGGCGGCTAAGTATTCAAACACCCTATATAGGTCAAAAGGTACGTTATATTCAATCGAACAGTTCTTTAGAACTTTCTTCGGTATATCACCTGATGTTGTTTACACTAAAGAAAATGTTTTTAACATAGGTGAAAACACATCAACTATCGGTACAGAGTCTTTAAAATATCTTATAGATGATAAGTTATATCAGAAGTATGCACTATTAGTTAAGGCTCCTATTCCCATCTCCGAATGGAAAGAGGCATATAAGTTATTTGTTCATCCAGCGGGTATGTACATCGGTGGTGAAGTTCAGATTGTTAGTGAAAATATAGAAGATCGTTTAGTTATGCCAACGGTTGACTTGGTCGATAATACAGATCCAATTATTGAAGGTATAGCAACATCACAGATGTCTGCACAAATGGACGCAACAGGTCTGATACCATTTACTGGTGGAATATCTGATAGTGATGCACGTATTGATCTAGTACGTAAAGTTCAAGATTACCAAGACATTACTCTTGAGCAGATTGATAGAAACTATGACAATATTTCTGAATGGGCAGGGGCTTCTTCACCGACATTCGATGAAGATAGTGCTGGAATTGACTTCCGTGCACCAAGAATGTCTACAAATTTGGACACTTTTGATGAAGTTTCTTTCCCTTGGTACGACAGTGACTCCGCATAACCCTTATAAATACAGTTAACAGATTAGAATAGAGATCGAAAATGGCAAGACAGAACATAAACAGAGGCACTAATGCTAATGACGGAACTGGCGATACTCTCAGAGTAGCTGGTTTGAAAATCAATCAGAACTTCGCAGAAGTTTATGAGATGCTTGGTGGCGACTCAGGTGAGTTGAGCGCAGGTATCACTATGACTGATCAAGGTATTGTGTTCGAAGGTACTAATGTTGATGATCATGAGACTACATTGGTTTCTGGTAATCCATCTACTGATATCACACTAGCTTTGCCTACAGTTGGTGCAGAATTGATTTCCAATACTGCTACTCAAACGATGACCAACAAAACATTAACATCTCCTATCATAACAACACCACAGATCAACGATACTTCACTTGACCATAAGTATGTCTTTGTTGCTTCTGAACTAACTGCTAACAGAAATGTGACACTCCCTGTTCTAGGAACAAATGATACATTCGTATTTGCGAATGCTTCACAAACGTTAGCTAGTAAAACACTCACATCACCATTAATCAATACAGGTAAAATTGGGACAAGTCTTAATGATGTTAATGGTGCTGAATTAATTAAAGTAACAGCCACAGCAACGGCAGTCAACCAATTGTTAGTTGCAAACGCCGCCACTAATAACTCACCTTCTATTACGGCAGATGGAGATGATAATAACATTTCTCTGGTACTAGGTTCTAAGGGTACTGGTGGTGTTACAATGAATAACAAAGTAGTGCATCGTGAACACTTCCTAACAGGAGACGGTGCAGTAGATTTAACAATTCCTCTTACAATATTTAACTCATCATCCGCTCTTGCTATAACTATGGCAGATGGGACGATTACTGGCGAGACTAAATACTTTGTAAATAGGGGAAGTGGTACTGCTACAGTAACAGTAACTAGCTTAGTCGGTACAGGTAACCCCTCAACAGTGGCATTTGCGGCAAACGAAGCTGGCTTCATGATGTGGGATGGCGCAAACTGGCATCTAGCCTCTAAAACAGTTGCTTCTTAAGGACATAGAAAATGACAGCGATTATTACAGACACACTCAAAAAGCAACTATTACTTGATATCATTACTGATATTGATAGTTCGGCAAACGACTATTACATTGGAATAGGTCGATCAGAAGTATGGAATGCCACAGATGCGGCACCCACACCAAAGAACACTCAACGAGATGCAAGGAACTTAGGTCTTAGTCTACAGTCTGTTAAAGCAGTTGCTGATAAAACACTGTGTGCTCCAAGGACAGACTGGTCTTCGGGTGCAACATACTCTTCATTAAATGATGATATAGAAGGACATCCAGTATCCGCATACTATGTCTTTACAGACGAGAACCACGTATATCTTTGTATTCAAGCAGGTAGAAATGCCGCTGGTAACATTGTTAACTCTACAGTTAAACCTACAGGTACTAGTACTAAAGCGTTTAAGACTGCGGATGGATATGTTTGGAAATTCTCATATTCAATCGGTGCTTTGACAGCATCTAAGTTTCTTTCTTCTAACTTCCTTCCTGTGTCATTTGTTGTGTCTACGGATAGTGACAGCCCAGCTTCAACTGTTGAGCAAAAATCTATTCAAGATGCGGCAGTACCAGGAGAGATTATTGGTTATACTGTAACTGATGGTGGGACAGGTTACACATCAACACCAAATGCAACTATCGTGGGTAACGGATCCACATTGGCTAAAGCTGATGTGACTATCTCAGGTGGTGCGGTATCTAAAGTGGATGCCAGAGATTCATCTGGAACATTGGTATTTGGTGCAGGATATACATATGCAAGTGTAGAACTAACAGGCGGTGGTGGTACAGGTGCATCTATTAGACCGATATTCGGACCTAAAGCTGGTCTTGGTGCAGATCCAAGAGATGATCTTAGAACAAGAGCTATTATGTTCAACTCAAAGCCAGAAGGTACTGAAGCAGGAGACTTTATTGTAGGGAATGATTTCAGACAAGTTTCTCTAATCAGAAACCCTCTAACACACGCAGGTGCAAAGTTTTCGGACAATACAGGAAATACTCTTAATAGGCTAAACCTATCTACAATCTCATCGATATTCAGTGCAGACAAAACTATCATTGGTGCCACAAGTGGTGCTAAAGCATATATCGATAAGGTAGACTCAGACAATATTTACTACCATCAAAACGAGACAACAGGCTTTACCCAGTTTGATGAAGCAGAATCTATCTCAGAAACTGATGGATCTGGATCTGGTGTTCTTGCATTGGCAGGGGATGATGTTGACACTGATGCATTCATTGTTGGCGAAATGGATCCATTAAGTGGTGATGTATTGTATATAGATAATAGAGCGGCTGTTAGTAGATCCGCAGAACAAACTGAAGATATTAAAATCGTTATTCAACTTTAAATTGGTGTAGGAAAACATGACTAGAGACTTTACAAGAGACCTTTTTGCGTCAACATATAAAGATGATTTTGCTGATAGTGACAACTACCACAGAATTCTCTTTAACAATGGTCGTGCACTACAAGCTCGTGAATTAACACAGATGCAAACCATTACCCAAAGAGAGATTTCTCGAATGGGTAGAAACATCTTCAAAGAAGGTGCGGCAGTCAACCCAGGTGGTGCGACTTGTAATAACGGATATGAGTTTATTAAACTCCAAGGAGACCTTCCAACCAATTCAATTGTTGGTACGCAGTTTACTTCAACAAGTAACTCCATTATTGTAGAAGTTATTGAGGCATTTGCACGAGTATCAGAATCTGAGCCAGCTACAATCTATGTAAGATATATAAGCACGTCAGGCGGATCAAGTGGAACTGCACCAGTACGTGTTTCAGCAGGTGATACACTATCAGGTGGTGGTGAGACACTTACTGTTCAAGCAACAAACACTGTTGCTAACCCATGTGTTGGTCAAGGTACTAGAGTTTCTATCCACGCAGGTGACTTCTTTGCTAACGATAGATTTGTATTTGCGGCAGAACAATCATTAATTATTTCTAAGTATACCTCAGACGCAAATGCTGTTGTTGGTTTTAAGGTTATACAGGATATCGTCACAGTATCTGACACTTCGGCGTTATATGATAACTCAGGTGCCACACCCAACTTATCTGCCCCAGGTGCTGATAGATACCGTATTAGATTAATCATTGCTGATCAGGCTAATGTCGCCGCAGATGAGAACTTTATCTACATCTGTAAGGTCACGGATGGTGTGATCGTTTCACAAGTTGAACCAACAGACAACTACAATACAATTGAAGATAGAATGGCTCTTCGTACTTCAGAAGAATCTGGGAACTATATTGCTAAAAGGTTTACTGTAAGTTTTGACACTAATGAAACTAATGCAAACAATCTAGACTTTGATATTACTCCGGGTGTTGCGTATGTGGATGGTTACAGGGCAGTTATCAACTCTCCTTTATCAATTCCAGTTCCAAAGCCTAGAACAACAATCACAGAAAACAATAATGTTGTAGCGGCGGCATACGGTCAGTATGTTATTTGTTCTGGAAACAAAGGTCTACCAAACATTGAGACATTTGCTGAAGTAAATCTATATCCTAACACAACAGGTACAGGAACTGTTATCGGTACTGCACGTGTAAGAGCAGTTGAAGAAGATGGTTCTAACTTTAGAGTTTATCTATTCGATATTAAGATTAATGCTAACAAGAACAAAAACAATGTTAAGTCGTTGGGCAGTGGCTCTACAGACTATATGACACTGGTACTTGAAAACTCACTAGCGGCGTTTAAAGACGAAGCGTCTACAAGTCTATTATTTCCATTGCCAGAAGATCGTCCAAAAGTTATTACAGATATCTCATTAACTACACAGCGTAAACGTAGTGCGGTTGTTTCTGGTCAATCTGGATCCCTTACACTAACCGCAACAGGCGAAACCTTTGCGGATACTAGTGCTTGGATTGCGGCACATGCAGACTCAGATATCAACACAAACATCACATTCAGTGGTGCTGGTAGTACATCAAGTACAATCGGTGGTGACATTCCAGATGGTACTTATGAGATCTTAACATATGTTAACAAGTCGGCTGGTACTGTTAGAACTAAAAGCATAACAGAAGTTACAGAAACTATTACTCCAGACGCATCTGGGCATTTAAACTTTACAAACGCTGATATTAGTAGCATTGAGAGAATTACTCTTGCAGATTCAGATGGTGCTGATCTAACAACGTCTTATGACTTAGATAACGGTCAACGTGACTTTGCTTACCTAAATGGTAGAATGCTTAAGAAAGCTGGAGTTACACAATCGGCTGATGTGTTTGTAAGATATAAACACTTCACACATGGCGCATCTGGTGACTTCTTTGCTGTTAACTCTTACACTGGACAAGTTGACTATGGTGATATTCCATCATATACTCAATCAAATGGGACAGAAGTTAATTTAAGAAATGTCCTTGATTTCCGCTCAACAGTTAACTCGTCAGGTAACTTTGGTTCTGGTGCTCGTATTAATGAGATGCCTAAAAATACAAGTTTGATTACATGTGATGCGGAATATTACTTAGGTAAAAAGGTACGTGTTGTTATCGATAAAGAAAGCAACGTTACTGCAATTGAAGGTGAACCGGGCGTAAAGCCAATGTTACCTCCAATTCCTACAAATTCTTTAGATCTGTTCCATGTGAACATGAACCCATTTACAATTAATGACTCAGATGTATCATCCACTACTATTAGAGCTAAACGCTTTACTATGCGTGACATTGGTAAGATCGAAGAACGTATTGACAAACTAGAAGAAGCTACAGCATTGAGCCTTCTTGAACTAGAAACTAATTCGTTTAATGTTCTTGACGCAAGCGGAAACAACAGAACTAAATCAGGTTTCTTTGTGGACAACTTTGCTGATCAAGCAAGATCTTTCCAGTCGGCAGACTATAGGGCATCTATTGATCCAGAGGCTAAAATAATGCGCCCTTGGTTCTCAGAAGCAAACATTAGAATGCTTTACGATAGTGACCTATCTACAGGCGTAGTTCTTAAAGGTGACAGCGTTTACCTTAATCACACAAACCAAAACTATGTTGATCAGGCACAAGCCACAGAATTCATGAACATTAACCCATTTGCGGTTATTATTGGTCAAGGTTTCATTGAGCTATCTCCTTCTTCAGATGAGTGGGTTGATGTTGATCGTAAACCAGATCGTGTTGAAGATGGTGGTACAAGACTACGTAATAATGGTACTGCAACACTTTGGAACAACTGGAGATGGAATTGGGTTGGTCGTGAAGATCAGCTAGAGGTTGGGTCACAGCTTGCATCACAGACAGTAGGAAGAACTACTTCAGTAGATAGAGTTGTTGCATCAGAAACAGTTCGTGAATTTGTTGCGGATCGTGTATTGGATGTTGCTTTCATTCCATTCATGAGATCTAAGAAAATAAGTTTCCGTGGATTTGGTCTCAAACCAAATACTCAGGTCTATGCATTCTTTAACGATAAACCAATTGCAGATTGGGTAAGGGCAGAAACATTTACAAGATTTGCCAATACTGTTGACGATTATGGTAACCAATATAAGAATGCTACTGAGCATCCAGATGGAAAGTCTACACTTACTACAAATGCAGAAGGTAATATCGAAGGATCATTCTTTATTCCAAACGGTACAACTAAGTTTAGAACAGGTACACGTGAGTTTAAAATTCTAGACATTAGTGTTGCCAACGAAGATGATGCGACATCTATTGCGGTAACACCATTTACATCATCTGGTATATTGGAAACAAGACAGGCAACATTCACATCTACTCGTGTGCTTACTATTGGTGGTTCAACTACTACTGTCCCAAGACCAAGAAGAAATCCTCCCGCAAGAACACAGGCTTCTTCTACTCGTAACCGTAACAGAAGATGTGATCCATTGGCTCAAACATTCATGGTTAATGAGACTGAAGGTTTATTTGTAACTCGTATCGGTGTTAGGTTCCAGTCAAAAGATCCAACTGTTCCTGTTATTTGTCAGATCAGACCAACAGTTAATGGCGTACCATCGGCAGATGAAATTGTCCCTAACGGAGTTAAGTCGTTGTCACCAAGTGCAATTAGTACAAGTGAAGACGGAACTGTGGTCACATACTTTGACTTTGATGAGCCTGTATACTTAAATGGTAACACAGAGTACTCCATGGTATTACTAGCTGATACAACTGGATATCATGTATTTGTTGCAAAAGCAGGAGATCTTATCGTAGGATCTACGGAGAAACGTGTTACTAAACAACCTACATTGGGTTCATTATTTAAATCTCAGAACGCAAGAACTTGGTCGGCAGATCAAGAAAGAGACTTGACATTTACACTTGATCGTGCTAAGTTTGACACTGACGGTGGTGATGTTGTTCTTGAGAATGCCAATGTACCAGTATATACTTTAGATCCAAATTCATTAGAAACCACAAATTCATCAGGTACTATTAAAGTATTTGCAATTGGTCATGGTCTATTAGTTAACGATAAGACAACAATTGCAGGTGCAGTAGCATTCGGTGGAATTGCGGCGGCAAATATTAACGGTCAAAGAACAGTGACTAAGGTAGATGGTTATGGATTTGAATTTACGGCAGGTGCGTCAGATGTAGCATCATCTACTGTAGCAGGTGGTGGTAGTGCAGTGACTATAACAAGAAACATTGAAATCGATACTGCGCTTCCTTACTTCGAAACATTATCCCCACCTTCAACACTGATTTCACATTCAGCTAAGTTTACAACAGGTAAGTCTTTTGCTGGTACCGAAACAGCATATACTAAAGATGGACTTTACACACCTATCTCTAATAGAAACAATAACGTATTCTTAACACCTAGAACTATTGCTTCTTCAGAGAACTCAGCATTAAATATGAGTGGTGCTAAATCTATCACACACAAGATCAATCTAAAGACTAACGATGATAAGGTGTCTCCTGTAGTAGATTTACAACGTGCATCTATAACTGGTATTAAGAACTTAGTGGATAGACAGGTTGCTAGTGGTGCGGCAAATAACGAAAACGTTCCTCTAGAATACATTGCAGAAACAAATCCAACTGGTGGTTCTAGCTTATCCAAACATATAACTCAACCAGTTTCTTTAGAAGAAAGTGCTGTTGGGATTAAGATCCTTATAGGTGCTAATAGACCAAGTGCATCAGACTTTGATGTTTACTATAGAACGAATGCTTCAGATACTAATGCGGCAGGTAATCTTCTAGACTCAACATGGGTGTTGGCAACTAAAGAAACTGAAGTCCCATCAGATGAAAATCCTAATGTGTTCAGAGAATACAGATACCTTGTTGGGGGAGATGGTGGTACTATGGATGCCTTCTCACAATTCCAAGTTAAGATTGTTCTACAGTCTAGTAACACATCAACACCGCCAGTAATTCAAGATCTACGAATTATTGCATTGGGTGTATAATGATTAAGGTTGAAGGGCATTCGAATTTAAGAAGAGATCCAAATTCGGGTGCTATAATCAATATAAATAAAGATGAACTCTCAAGTGCAAGATCAAGAAAGATCCAACAGAAGAGAAAAGAACGAGAAGATAAACAACTGAAAGCAGATGTAGAGACCTTACAGAATGAGATAAGTGACATCAAACAACTGTTGACTCAAATTGTAGAGAAAATTTAAATGGCTAGAACTTACGTAAATCTTACAGATACTGTATCTGCTTTCAAAAACAAAGTTAACGAGATCTCTTATGATGTCGGGGATATCACATTGATGTCCACTTCGGGGGGTGACAGTGATGTTGTACAGGCCATTAACTCTTTGGATAGTGACATTGGTGGAATTTCCAACCTAACAACAACAGACAAGTCTAGTATCAAATCAGCTATTAACGAACTTGATGCTGAGATTGGTGCCGCTACTTTAACAACTAGTGCAACCACACTCAAAGGTGCGATTAACGAACACGAAACACAAATCAATAACCTTGATAGTGACATAGGTACAAGAGGTTCTTTGACTACAGATGCTGATCAAAACATTGTAGTTGCGATTAATGAAGTGGATGCTAATGCCTCAAGTGCACTAACAAAAGCGAATGCGGCAGAAACATCTCTAGGTACGATTTCACCAGCTGTTATGGGAACTACAGCAAGTACAGTAGGTGCGGCTATTGGTGAGATCCATGGACAAGTAGATAGTGCGGCGACAGTTGTTGGTGCTCTAGGTTCATTGGTGACAACAGCTAAAGGTAGTATTGTTGCGGCTATTAATGAAGTAAAGATTGATGGAACAGACTCCGCAGAAGTTGTAGATATCTTTAGTGCGGCTAACACTGGCACAGGATATGGTACTCTTTCATATGGTGACGATGGTGTCTACACATATGCTAAAGTAACGAATGCCAATATCCGAAGTGCTATTTCAGCAGGCGAAGGTATAGACATTGCGAGTGGTGTTATCTCAGGCGAAAATGCCTCATTAACTAACAAGGGTATTGCCTCATTTGACTCAGCATCATTTGATGCTACTAGTGGTCACATTGCCATCAAGGCAGGATCATTAGATGCTAATTTGATTGAGGATGGATCTATTACTGCGGCTAAATTGGGAACAAACGCCGTAACTACTATTAAGATTAATGGTTCGGCTGTCACCACAGCTAAGATTAATAACTCTGCCGTTACAACTGACAAGATTAATAACCTAGCAGTCACAACTGGTAAGATTGCGGCAGATGCGGTAACATATGCTAAACTACAAGACTTAGTTACTGCAAATAGAGTATTAGGAGCAACATCTGCGGGTGTCATTGGCGAAACTCAAGTAGTAAAGGCAATGATTGGTGCTGATGCTGTTGATGGAACTAAGATTGAAGATGATGCTATTGCTTCAGAACATATTGCAGATGATGCAGTAACTGGAGATCACATTGCAACAAACGCCGTAACTTCGGATGGAATAGCCGCAGGTGCAGTGGGTGAGAGCGAAATTGGTGATGATGCAGTCTCTCAAGCAGAACTAAAAGACGTTGTTACATTAGTGATATATAGTAGCGATGGAACAGCAGTGAAGACACTATATGGTGCAGGAAGTTAATTAGATGGCAGTTAGAACTCCTCTTATATTAGATGGGTCGAACAATCTCATAGAGATGTCTACGGCTCAAATAAATGCAGTTAAAAATAGATGCAGATATTTGTATGGAGCCTCTCCATCTGTTACACTATCACGTGTTGCGTCTAATGGTGGGTTGGGCAATCTTTCTGATACACGTAAGCAAGCTGGTGCCATGTCAACAAGCGTATCATCATTACCGAGTGAAGCAACTACGGCGGAACCATCCACAGTTACGGTTCAACGTGCTCATATTAGTGAAAGTAGAACCAATACATCGGCTACGGCAGATACTAATAATGTTGCATTTCCAGTCTATCAGACAAGTGGTAATATCCAAGCCATGACTTTGACTGATGTTTATGATACATTTATCTATCCTGCTATTGACACGATTACAGGTGCCGCTGGACAACCAGGAACATATTACATTCATACAGCCACAACACTAAGTGGATATACTGCGGTATCTAATTCCATAGTATATGCTGATACAAGAGCCAACACATCAGCATATACGGCTGGTGGTATTGGTGAGACATTAGATCAACCTACTACAATTACTAACTACTATCTCCTAGCGGCTGATAACATTTCGGCTCCTTCTATGGAACAGATGTTGTTTATCAGAAACTCAGATAAGAATATAGAACAATATACTCAGGCAGAGATGGATGGGTGGCTACAGAACTGCATGAGACATGTCGCATCTGAAGTAACTGGATCGAAGATATCATACAATCTTAATGGAAGTGGAACTAATCTAGGATCTGGTATGGCAGATACTATCCTTAATGGCGCTGGTAACCACCAAACACGTTACGTTGGTCTTGATGACTATCGTGCACAGGAATTCCCTAACGGTTCTGCCGTAACTGCAACAACTCACAGACTTAAAATGGAACAGGTGTAAAATGACAATACACAATTTAGAAATTAGCACAGCACACTTCACTAACAATGAACGTACCGAGATTGAGGTAATGCTCTTCAGCGAAGACTCGACTGAAGATGACGTGGTTCTTATTCCCTTTAGCATCGAAGCTAAGGATGGAGATGCTGATTATGATTGGTTATTGAGTAAGATTGATATTGACCAAATTCATGAGAATACCTTCAACAAGTTCCGTAGAGAGAATGAAGAATTCCGAGAGATGATCATTGCTACTGGCAAAGAGATGGAATTGATCGTTGCTGACAGTTTAGAAGGAAACATGCATGGGGCTTTAATTGATGCACTATTTGAAGAGTATGATGAAGAAGAGATGAAAGAAAGTCTATTTCTAATTAAACTTAAAGTCTTTGAAATGGACATTATCAAAACAAGTAAAGACCGTGAGACTAAGGCGAAGCTTAGAAAGGCTAAAACCTTTATTGACGTTGTGAAGTATACAGCAATGCTTATCTCACCCGAAAAATAGATCAAACTTCTTATGAACAAAGTGTAAAAAGTGTGAGGCAGAAGTCATCTGTTGCTCATTATGATCTACTATGAAGTTCCAAGGCATTCCAATGTTAGTAAAAGGTAAGTCATACTTCTCTACAATGTAAGAGAATATAACTTCATTGTTCAATACCCAATTCTTACTCATCTTTTCTGGATAAACATTATCTTCTAATGCTTCATTGAATGTAAGTACAGCCTCTACAGATCTTTCTGCAAAGTTTAAGTTACGGATACATTTAGAATTCATTAACAAAACACCTGTATTAATACAACTTTGTTTTCCAACAATGTCGTGAAGAAGAAGCATGGCTTGTTTGTTAATAGCTTTGCTATACATGTCCATAGAATTCCACTCGAAATCATCTTCTAAACGCCAACGTAATACTTTCCTTGTATCTCCTATTACATCTATGTCAAATGAACATATAGTGTTTAAATCAAACCTATCGAAGATGTTTACTGTGGTGTTTGGTATGACATCAAAATCTAGGTACATTACTTGATCGTACTTATGTCCTAGCTTTTCAAACATATTAAGCTTTTCGAACTGTACGTCAATGTAGTCTGTTGAGTTTGGTTTGAATATCTTATAGTCTGCTCCACACAGATCCGCATACTCTTTCTGCTTATTTTCTAATTGGTCTGCATACTTAGAGAACTGTTGCCTTTTAAAGTCAGGTACAGAGGCATGATCATCAAGATCATTTCTATATAAACTGAATATTATTCTTTTCACACCATTGCCTCACATAATCAAAGTCCTTACTAATACAATGTACGAACTTTGCATCTTTAGTTATATAGCTCCACTTGTCCATAAGGTGGTGCCAATAACCTAACTCTTGATAAGGAACATTGTTTAAGTATGTCTTAGTTCCCCATACAGTTTCGTTATCATAACCAAACATGTAACTAATAGTATCTGGATAGAACTCATCAGATATCATACTTTCCATAGTGTCGAGAGTTTCTTCAAAGTCATCAAAGTATTTAAGCTGTTTTAGATGTTCTCGTTTTGCCCCCACTATTGCAGTGTTGAATACATCAGGTTGGTCTAGATTTACGTCATAGTCTGCAAGAAGACATTTACTATTCCACATCTTAGCCATAGGAGATCTTACACCATGTGTGTACGAAAGAGTTGATGATTTGATTATAGGCTGTTGACCATTGGCAGTACCAGTCATAATAGCAATGCCTTTAGATAGATCTATCTCTTCAAAGAAGTTTAGATCCGTGACAGGTATTACATCAATGTCTAGGTAAAGAACTTCATCATACTCTTCCGACAAGTTCATCATTAGGTGGATCTTGTAGAAGTTGATGATATCATAATATGAGATCTGTGGATAGTTATCCTCAAACCATTTAGCATACGTATCAAATGCTTCATCTTTGGTGTAGTGTTTATATTCTACACCTATCTTATTAGCATAATGTTTCTGACTTGTCAATAGCCAATCGTAATTATCGGCAAACTTCTCCTTAGAGCTATGGTGTGATACCAACAACTCATTTGGGATTTCGATGTAGAAACTGTATATAACTCTACTGATAGCCAATTACCATAAACCTCTTATATCCATTAGCCATAGTCAAGTTTCCTTTGTACAGCACATCTGTTATTTCAGAAGTTTCGGCAAGTTCATCTTCACTATTTACGCAGTTTATATGCTCTTCGAGATGGTGCATATTGTTACTTTGTAACACATATAAACATCCCATTTTAGGATTCTTATCTTTTAACAATTGAGGTAGTGGTGGCATATGTTCAGATGATGTGTTTATTAGAATATCTAGTGTATGAGATCTAGGATTATTATCCAAGAAATTTGCACAAGTGCCAATCAGTCGAACATCTTTATCTAGCTTCTTTTCGTTAGCAATCTTATGAAACACTGATATAGCATTTTCGTCAAGGTCGATATTTTCTATAAAGTCCAGATCGCCTTTAAAGATATCCAGAAGAATGTTGATTAATGGAAATCCAAACCATCCACCCACTAATTGGATTCTTTTCTTTTTCTTCCTTTTGAATTTGACTTTACCTAACTCATGCCCAATCCATTCTTTACTGGCACTTTGATTAGGCGACATACTGTCCCAAAAGTGAGGAATATCATAGTCCCTATTGATAGCAAACATCAGTGCTTGAAACTGTTCTGGTCTCATATGAGGTTGCAATAGATCTCTCACGGCATGAATAGATTTGCCCAAATCATCTACAACATCGTTCAGCTTCCATATACTATTCCAAGCAACTCTATTAATTCCAGTAATGTTCGAAACCATTATAACCCTCATTGTCTAATATATAATCGTTTTCAGCCTTATCGCTCCAACGCTTTCGTCTCCACCCATTAAAGATACATATCGTATGGTCTTCACTGTAGTACAACTTCTCAGGGCCAGGAGTACCATATGTGTACCAATAATCATTCTCATCTATACCATATGCTCTTGAGTAGATCTCTCCTCTTGGGAAGAAAGTTAACTTTTCTGAATGATCAAAATTAAGATACGAATCAATTCCTCTATATTTCAGTAGATAGAATTCGATGTCTGCGTGAAACGTATTCCATATTTCAGTAAGATCTCCGCTCCAAACTAAGACAGATGAGTTTAGATTCATATCAAAACCTTTCTTAGCAATAGGCTTAATATCTTCCAACCAAGGCTTCCAATACGCCTTAATCATCATAAGCTTATCTTTCTCAACGTAATCTTTGTAGTGCGTTATATCACCCTGTATAACGTTATCAAGATCAAAGAACATATTTACTTCATCAGTTTGTTCTCGAAACAATACAAGCTTCCACCACCAAACCTCAAGGTCTAATGACAAGTCAAGAGGAATGATCTTAATGTCAGGGTGAATGTCTGTAGGATCTTCGGTATGACACACGAATGTAAACTCCTCATGGAAGTTCTTACACACCATCTTGTATAGTCTATTCACATGCTCATGACTAAACTTATCTCCCCACTTTACGCACGATATAATCATTAATTATTACCATATCCATTTTTGTGTTATTGAAAGTATATAGGGCTTCTTTAGGGGTCTCTACAATAGGTTCTTGACAATTGAAGCTAGTGTTAAGTACCATAGGAATGCCAGTGATATTATAGAACTCGCTAATCAACTCATGATACTTAGGATTGTCTTCTTTACTAACAGTCTGTATTCGGGCAGTACCATCTTCGTGAGTAATCCCAGGAACCTTATCAGATTTGACAGGACAGATCCTTGACATATATGGGCTTGGTTGATTAGTATCAAAGTATTCTTGATAATGCTCTACGAGAACAGATGGTGCAAATGGCCTAAAGTCTTCACGGTTCTTAATTGTATGATTAATGATGTTTTTGATCTCAGGGTTACGTGGATCTGCAAGAATACTACGATTACCTAATGCCCTATGCCCACTCTCAGACTTACCTTGAAACCAACCAACAATCTTACCATCAGCTATAGCCTGTGCTACCTCTTTAATATCAACCCTCTCTTCACCAACATAGTCATACTCTTTACCAGAATATACACTTGGTATATGCACGTTGTCGTTTAGAATATAGTCTGCATGCATGTAAGTACCTATAGATTGTCCTTCATCACCTGGAGCAGGTGGCACGTATACGTTATCCCAAGTCTTGGTTAGCATCTCATTCATGTATCCATTGTATGCAACTCCACCAGACACACATAAGTTGTCACTTGTTTTCAAAGCAAGTACATAGTCACTAATACGTTCTTCGGTTGCTACTTGAAGTGTTTTGGCAATGTTTTCTGGTCTAAGTTGATGCAGTGATCTTAGTTTTCCATAGGACATTCTGCTATCAGGTAACTCACCAAATTCCCAATATCTTTCTAAATGCATATGTACCTCATGACTGTATTCGCCATAAGCGGCTAACCCCATAAGTTTGCTTGCACCTAGATTACCAAATCCTAACTCTTTTGAAAGATAGTTCCAAAGTATTCCCATATTCATATCATCAGATAGATCTGTTATGTCACCGTTCTTATCACAGAATATACAGTTGAACTTCCAACCCCTACCATCAATAGCAAGAATATCACTTTCCTTATAACCAGACTGAAGGAATGCATATGCCGCATGGGATTGATGGTGGTCAATATAGTATTGATTGCCGTTTCGTGCATAGTCCCATAGGTTGTATGGTTTAAAGTCTAAAAAGTCTTTAGGAAAGGCTGGATTGTCAATCTGCTTCATTCCACCTATAGTTGTTGTGAAAGCAAATATCTCATGATCGTCAGGTTTGTAAGTCTCATCATAGAACTTCTGCCCTGCGCTGTTGTCGTTTTGGTTCATCTTATCTGCCGTAGAATGATGAGGGTATGAATCAAAATGCCAAGGCACGTTGTGCTTTAATCTACTATATCTTTCTACTTGATTGTGCCACACACCGTCATACGTATTGTGGTCGTGAGGACCATAAGATGCACTAAAGATTTTCATAGATGTATTTTCCAATTTTATCATGACCAATTTGAGATGGGTGTCTATTTGTTTCCGATATGAAGTCTGGTGTATAATCTCTCATAAACCCAATAGTATGTCCTTGAACGCAATCAAAGTTTTTACCATACAGTTCAATCATTTGAATTTGAAAGACATCTATATTACGTACTTTACACAGAATGTCTAGCATTTTTTTATATCTAGCAGTCTTTTTAAGAAAGTATTCCTTGTCGCCAAATTGGTCTTGTCTATTATTGCGCCATTGTCCAAATACCGAATAGTCCCTACGACTACTTTTTGACCAAGCTGGTATCACTAAACCAATATCTGTTGGATCGTTTTCTATGTAATCAAATAAAGATGCAAAGATATATTCATTTCCTGCGCCAGATCTACCTAAATTGATTAGATCATAACCTAACTTATCAGCGACATAATGACACCAACGTCTTTCAATACCATCATGATCAATGGTATGTTCGGTAAAACTGCAACCGCTTACTAATAGTTTCTTACGCACTATTTCTCGTTTCATATTCGTTTAACATTTCTAACACCTTGACTGCCCTATAATGTCCTGTTGCCCCCAAATGCTCAGTGCAATTGACGCAATACTTTTCATACTTAAACAACTTAAACGTCATCATCTTATGCAAGTTATCCTCAGTCACATCAAAGTGCCTAGACCCATTAATGAACTTCTTACTACAGTGTCGTATCTTCTTTATTTCAAAGTCGATCACAGGGACTGATGGAAACATGGAACACATCTTTCTGTCTTCAACGGCGGCTTGTGATGTCGCATCATAGTCAGGGGATCTTGAATTGAACGGTTTTAGTATAGTTGATGCATGATCAATCTCTGTTAAATCATGGTTCTCTCTATACTTGAAGTAGTTGGGAGTTTGAATTACGAGATTGTAGTTGTTGTTTTCATTAGGCTGAATAAAAGGATAGTTACCTAGCTTTTCAATTCTATCTTCATGAAAATCCAATACCAGATGCTCTATGTAAATAATATTTGGATCCTCAAGAATGTGTGGATAGAACTTCCTAATTAAAGAGTTTGATAGAACTGATATTATGAAGTTAGGGTACTTGCGGATTTCCGCAATGACTTCATCAAGGTTCTTAATAAGCCCAGGCTCACCACCCAACAGATTGATCTTAGTGGGAAACGGAGCAAGGCCATCTAAACATGTTCTTAGGAAGTCCATATCAACATGAAGATTGCGCATCTGTAGTGTCCACGCCGTGCAATAATGACACGATTTGTTACAAGATTTGCTTAGATAGAAATCCACAGACTTGTAGTTGCTACCATACAGATGCTTTGTGCCTAGCTTCATTAGGTGTGCTTACCCCTTGTTACTTCTCCAGTTTCGGTATCTATAAACAACTCTGCTTTATGTTGTGGAGAGTCTCGCTTTTTACATATTGTATAGCACACTTCAAAGACATTATCTCCCTTTTCTAAGTTCTCTGCAAATTCAATCCACTCGTCTTGTAGGAAGATTTCTTCAACAGTATCGTAATCATTAATGTTAGAAACAGCCACTAGTTTCTTATAGACAGGATCCTTCCTCACTTTATCGGTATCAGCCCAACAGCATGGAATGACCTCTCCCCTATTGGTTAAGCCAAAAGCCTCTTGCTTGCCATTCATACACTTAGGATCTATTTCTACATTATCTTTGTTTTTCATTTTTTTACAATCTTACCATTCTTTTTGCCAACGTCTTCGCTCTCATACAAATCCAATCTCATAGCAGAGTTCTTAGGTTTCAACGGATCGTCAGGGGTTCTCCATCGTGAAGATATGAGAGTCATAAAATCTACATCAATATCCTTTGCCATCTGCACAGCCTCTTGTATGTGATCCTCATTATAACTAAACACGATGTACTGCCATACTGGTTTTGATGTCAAGATACCTCTAGCAACTTGCATCATCCTATATATCTTTTCACCGTCTTGATTGACCCGATACATATTACTCTCTGATGGTAATCCATCAATTCCAAATATCCACCTAGCTTTGGGATTGGCGGCAAAGGCTTTTGGATACCATTTTTCAGGTTTTGCGCCTGATGCGTGATGAACACTCACACTACGTTTCATGGCGAATGCATGTTCAAGGATCTCAATAAACTTAGGGTGGTGTACTGGATCGGATACCTGTCCACAGAAGTTCAGATGTAGGAAGTGATCGGCTAACTTCTTAAAGTTATCAAGCGAAATATCTTCACCAGGAACTTTTATCCCATGACGGATAAATGAACTCCACCGTTGACAACAAAGACACTCAAGGGGGCATCTATGAGTAATGTCTAAGTTCATTTTCTTTCTAGAAAACATACTGTGTTGATCAGGTCTCATATTGTGCCACTATCCTTGAGTTCGTTTTGGTTTGCATGACACTATTGAGAAACACATTGAACGCCGTGATGATTTTCACCTTAGTTTTTTGATTTAGAGTCTTACTAAATTTATATATACCATGGTTCGTTGGGTTGGTTGTCGCATATATCTTCTCTATTAGAAATAAGTATATATCATCCACCTCATCGTCTATAAGACTGTGATCGATAATATCATCTTGTACTAGATTGGATATTAGATTGTGTAGAACGTTTTCTTTTTCAAGATCCATTTGTATCATGTTGTAATTAGAATCTAGTAGACAAAACTTAGACAAGTCTTTATCCCAGATTAAGTTTAAGTCATCAGTATCATATTGCATAAGTTCTCTACTTCTTCGTCCTCTAGCCATGCATGAATTGGCAATGACATTACAGTGTTTGCCGCAAGTTGGGCAGTTCCACAATCGTCTTTTCGATATTCTATGTCACTATATAGGGAATTGTTAGATAGAGTTTTCTCGTAATGGATTGATAGGTTTATACCTTGAGACTTAACAACATTCTTTACGTGTTTACGTTGTTCTTTATCATCAAACATTACGACATACTTGTGGAAGTTATGTTCAAGATTGTATGGTCGATATGGTGTGCTTAGATCGTCACCTAACATCTCGTCATAGATATCAGCAATCTCATTACGTCTCTTTTGCCACTTCTCCATATTGCCCATACGCATCAGAATGATATCAGCGTTACCTGTGTACATCTTAGAGTTATATCCTAGGAGAGAGAAGTCTTTGTCCTTGCCATGTCTTCTAACCTTCCTAGCATAATCACCCAACTCATCATCGTCAGTCATAAGAACTCCACCACCACATAACCCTGAGATTACCTTATTGGCATTGAAACTATATGAACTGGCATATCCGATAGTACCTGCTTTACGTCCATTGAATGATGTCCCAAGCGATTGAGCACTATCCTCAATGAAACGAATGCCTTTACTATCACACCATTGCTCAATCTCTGTTGTATCAACCATGTTGCCATATAGATGTGTGTAGATAAGAGCCTTTGTCTTATCAGAAGCCATACGCTTGATACTCTCAAAGTTCATTTGATAACTAAGGATGTCAATGTCACAGAATACAGGTGTGGCACCTACCATAGAGATACAGGATGAGGTAGAGATCCAAGAGAAATCAGTTACAAGAACTTCATCTCCCTTACCGATACCCATAAGAGAAAACCTAAGAGCATCAGTTGCATTCGCCATTGTGATGCAATGCTTCCTACCAGTGTATTCGGCAATAGCATTCTCAAGGTTCTCAGTCTGTCCTTCTGGATCCTTTGCCATCATATTATCAAACACTGCCGTATAATCGTCAATGCTCTCTAAGTATTCAATGTCCCAACCGTTGTATTTCATTATATGCTCTCACTATAGGTTCTATGTTTGGCTTTCTTGCCCCACGTTCTATATATACGGATCCACCATCGTGTATGTCTGGTCTATCAACTACAACGTTCTTTCCATAACGCCAACACTCCTGTAGTATTCTAGGTGCGGGATCAAATGTTTTCTTGACGTACACATACGTATCGAAGATACCCATTAGGTTCTTAACAGGTGACCTTACATTATTGAGATTCCAATTAACATATTCTGGTGGACAGTAACCTATTATACCATGATCAGGATATTTGTCAATAGCTTCTTCTGCCCATTTGTAATAGTCTGGTGTGGTACCAAGGAACAAATGCTTAAACTGCACATCTTCTACAGGATCTTTATAGTTATCAAAGTGAATATACTTTTCAAACTGATCTCCTACGCCATTAGGGTATACGTCATGGTCGCACAAATCATAAATCTTCTTAGGCTTAAAGAAGTCAATAGCATCATTATACTCTATGGGGTGGTTTTCCGAGTAAACAGATATCAATGGGTTTCTAAATAGAAGAGACATACTAA